CAACTCAATAGCAACCAAAATGCCTTTAGCTGGTGGTCAGTTTACAGGTAACATTACTTTCTCTGGTAGCCAAACAGTTGATGGTAGAGATTTATCAGTTGATGGCTCAAAACTTGATGGCATTGAATCAGGAGCCACCGCAGATCAGACAGCTTCAGAAATTAAAAGTCTTTTAGCATCTGACAATTTGACATCTGACCACCTTGCAGCAGATTCTGTAGGAACTTCTGAAATAGCTGCAAATGCAGTAGGTTCAGGTCAAATAGCTGATGGAGCCGTAAATCTAAGTAAATTAGATGACAATAGCGTAAACGCATCTAAATTAATGTTAAACGCTGTAACTACAGTTAAAATTTTAAATTCAAATGTTACTACAGCTAAGATTGCTGATGATGCTGTTACTTATGCAAAAATTCAAAATGTATCAGCAACAAACAGAATTTTAGGTAGAGATTCTTTTGGTGCTGGAGTTATTGAAGAAATAACACCAGCTAATCTACGCACAATGATAAACGTAGAAGATGGTGCAACAGCAGACCAAACAGATGCTGAGATTAAGACTGCATACGAAAATAATTCTGATACCAATGCTTTTACAGATGCACTTTTATCAAAATTAAATGGCATTGCTGCTTCAGCGACTAACGTAACCAATACAAACCAATTAACCAATGGTGCAGGGTTTATAACAGCAACTCTTACAAATGAACAAGTACAGGATATTGTCGGAGGCATGGTTTCAAGTAATACTGAATCAGGTATTACTGTTACTTATCAAGATAGTGATGGAACTTTAGATTTTTCTGTTGCTAGTCAAACTGATAACAATTTTACTAACGCTGACCATAGTAAATTAGATGGTATTGAGGCTGGAGCTACTGCTGACCAAAGTAATTCTGAAATCAAAACTGCTTATGAAGCTAACAGCGACACAAATGCCTTCACCGATGCTCTTTTATCTAAATTAAATGGAATTGCTAGTTCTGCTACTAATGTCACCAATAATAATCAGCTTACTAATGGTGCCGGGTATATTACTTCTACTCTTACTCAGGAACAAGTAGAAGATTTTGTAGGCGGTATGCTTACAGGTAATACTGAATCAGGTATTACAGTAACGTACCAAGATTCAGATGGCACTATTGATTTTGTTGTTGGTACGTTAAATCAAGACACTACAGGAAATGCAGCGACAGCCACAGCCCTTGAAACTGCAAGAACCATTGCAGGGGTTAGCTTTGATGGTTCTGCAAATATTTCTTTAAATAATAATGCGATAACAAATGGTGCTGGATATATAACATCGTCTAATGCAGCAATAACAAATAAGCTTCCGCTTGCTGGTGGTACAGTTACAGGTGATCTTGTTGTAAATGGATCTGTAACTTCTCCAGTAATAGGTGGTAGTAATGGAATTATGGAATTAAAAGCAACTATTAGTACTACTCATACATTAACTACTGATTATAATGCTATATCTGTAAATCCATCTATTGCAAGTGGTGTCACTATAACAGTGCCAACAGGAGCAGTTTGGGCTATAGTTTAATAAAAACTATGAACGATAAAATACAAAATCAAGTATTAGCTTGGAAAGAAGAACTAAAAAGACAAATTATAAATAAAGATCAAGCACAAAAAACTTTTGACGAAGCTGTTGTAAACATCAACGCTTTACAGGGCGGTATTCAGTTTGGGGAGAATTTGTTGAAAAAGATCGAGTCAACAGACCAGCCATCAAATACAGTGGAGCCAACCCAACAATCAAAAAAAGCACCATCAAAGAAATAGGTGCTATTGCTTTTATTAACGCTTCTCTAATCATGCGTAAAATTTTAGATGCTTTAACTATCGTAACTACAATCCTAGTTTTAGGAATATTAGGAGGTGGATTCTTTACATATAAGTACGTTACTAGCGAGCAATTTAAGGCCAAGATGATGAATCAAGTGCTAGAAAATGTGCAAGGACTTATGCCTGATATTCTTGATGTAGAAATACCTGAGATGACAGGGCCATCAATGCAACTTCCGAAGTTAAAGTGAATTGTTATTGGTGTAATACAGAATTAATACCAAGTGGAGATATAGATATTGATGAGTCTATGCCAACTTATCCTGAGTTTTCAGTAATGACTAATTTATCTTGTTCTAAATGTTTTTCGCAAGTGGAGGTACTAAAAAAAAGAGATGCTTTTGATTAATGGTATTTGGATTTTTAAAAAAGTTAGTTAAATATTATATAGATAAGTTAGTTGATTGGATGCGTATGCAAAAATTTAATTTAGAACTAGATAATGATATAAAAAAATATCACAAGGAATTAGATAAAAACATAAAAAAACCAGAAATTATAGAAAAAGGTACTTTTGGAAAAGATGATTGGTCTATTTCTATAGGAGATGTTGAAGATGGAGATACCTAATATATCTATACCAAAAATTAAGATTGATTTACCATTACATATTCCTTATCAAGTTTTAAATGTACCTTTACCCTCTATAAAACTACCAGGTTGTGTAAGGTATCACAGAGATGCTTCTCCTAAAAATACTGCTTTATATAATGATGATCCTACAGGAACAATAATTTCTTGCCCTTATGGATCAATGCCAACATTTCAGCCTTTGTTGTATGACAGAAGAAGAATAGATATTGAAGAGACAAAAGAGCAAGAACAAAGACAACAAGCAGACGAAACAACAAAAGCTCCAACAACTAACCCAGAATTACCAAAAGAAAAGAAAAAAATAGTCATACCAGAATGTCCAGGTTCAAAAGACCAACGCAGGGGCGATTACAGAAATGCAAAAAAGCTTGAAATCGTGGTTGGGCATCGTTTAGATGGGACAGAGTGCATTACCTTGTATGAGCAGGTCGATTTCAAAGATCAATACATCCCTTCTGCTAATCAATTTGTTGGTGTCTTTAGTCTTGCTTTGGTCGGTGCTTCTGCTCCGCTTGTTTTACAGTTAATACGTCCGCTAGTAAAGCAAGCAGTTTCTAAATTAAGCAAAAATAAGAAAAAATAACAGTTATTAATCAGATTTAAGTATTTTATGAGTGTGTGGTAAGACTTGGTTTGCTTTAGGAACTATCTCAATATCAGAGCATAAATTGTAATATGGACTATCTTTTTTAAATCGAATCCCTGCAATTTTCTTTTCTCCGCAATGACGTAATCTTGCCATATGCCAATCAAGTTCTTTGTTTTTTAATATTTGTTTGTTTATATTATTTTGCACTTGCGCTGCTTCTCTACATTGCTTTGTAAGTCTTCTATCTAATGGTATAGAAAAATTTAAAGTTATTCCAGTTCCAAGTGCATAACTATCTTTATTTGTTCCAGAATAATTTTGTTGCATAAATAAAATTTTCCCAGGATTGTCTGGGGTTCCATCTCCTATAGGGTTTCCTTCATCATCAAAATCACCAACTATATCAGTTTGATCGTAATATGGAGTTTCATAGTAATCACGATATGGCTTGCGGTAATTGCTGTTAAAAGTTGTAAAAGGAGTTATTGTCATCATTGCACCTTGACACACAACGCCACCTCCATATTGATTTGTATGAAAACTGCCATTATTCACATTCCAATTTTGATTTGTTACAGATCCACTATTGCTTTGACTTACAGCATTAGCTAATGCACTTGCAGGGAATAGAGCTATTGAAAGACAGAGGTAGTGGTAACTACGGATTCCGTTTCGATTGTGCGATTTATTGTTGTGACGTTTTGTAAACCAGGGGCTGAATATGTTTCTGTGAATTGAAAAGCGTTTCCTGATGTTGGATCTGTAAGAGTCCAATCTGGTTTTGTTGTCATATCTGCTCCTTTCCATGTATAAGTTTGTCCTCCTACTGTTCCTGTAACGCTAACTGCATCTGGAGAAATATCTCCTGACGCAGAAATACCTGTGCCTGTAACTGTATATTCATAGCCAGTCTTGTAGTCTTTACTAGTAACCGATTCTGTAATCGTTGTCTGAGTATTTGTCGTACTAGACATAGATCCAGTTGTGAAATTAGGAACAATATTTGCGTTAGCTGGCGAGGCATATATAAATAACAGCAATAAAAGCTTCCGCATAACTCATTAGTCAACTGTCACCGAAGTTACATAAGATCCTGTAGCCGTAGTACCTGCGGAACCTGCGGTTATTGTAATTACATGATTATCAACAGTACCTGCTAGGTTTGTTGCTGTACCTCCAGAAGTACTGGTCAAATCTCCAAAAGGGCTAACTTCGCCAACAGTTAGAGATGTCGCAATAGTGTCTCCAGTTGTGTGTGAAACTGTGTATGTGAAACTCTCGCCATCTGTAAGCTGGCTGGCGGTAATTGGTGTATAAGCGTTCACACCATTAGTCGCTGCTCCCAAACCGCCAACACTTCCAGCAGTTGTTCCATCTGTTGTATTAACTCCTGTTCCAGAAACAGAATAAGAATTACCTATTCGATCAGCAGTAGTTCCAGCAGCAGCTACTTCTAGTTTTACACTAGAACTGATTTGAGATGTTATATCTGCATAAGCTGGTGCTGATACAAGAAATAAAAACGGAAGAAGTCTTTTCATTTTGTTACAGTTTTATTATTTTTATTATCCATCATCTTAGCAGTATTGCCACTTTTCTTGTTTCCTACGGAAATACCATAGCTACCTAAAACACCACTTACTAAACCTGCTGTAAATGCACCATCTATTCTTACCTTACCCATGTACCCTAATGTCATCATTGATAACGACCAGGTGAGTATCAAAAATCTTATAGCGTGACCAAAAATATCACCCCACTCAATACCTTCTTTTTCTTTTTCTTCCATACAACTAGAATGATATATACTATAACTATAGACACAAAAAGTTAAGAATGGTAGAAGTAATAGCAGCAGTAGGTGGAGCTATGATGACAGCTTGTTTTGTGTCAGTTGGATCGGTATCTTATAGAGGTAGGCAATCAAGAGATGATCTTGTGCGAAATACAACAGCTATAGAATTATTAACTACAAAAATAGATGATATGCACGATGACATGAAAGAGGTATTTCATCGTCTTAAGGAAGTAGAACTTGCTGTTGCAGAAATTAAACCAAGGAGATAAAAAATGACACCTGAAGAAAAATACAATATTTGTAAATCTTGTGAATTTTTAAGAAATAACAATACTTGTAAAAAATGTAATTGTTTTATGCCTGTAAAGGTACGAATGAGTTGGTTTAATTGCCCTATAAAAAACTGGTAAAATAGCCTCTTCCTTTATGACCAGCAGAAGAGGCTATAGCTCTAAGTGTGAGGAGTGAGCTACTATAAACGTAGCAATATAAAAAAAATTATGCTAAAAATCATTGAGCCAATCCTTTTTGCTTTTCTTAGAGGGTCTGCAATAAAAAAACTCGCACTTGATATAGTACGAGCTATGGTCAAAAAAACTGATAATACAGTTGATGACAGATTAGTTGATGCGTTAGAAAAAGCTTTGTTTCCAGGTAGATAAATTACTTTTTACCGCCTTTCTTTTTTTTCTTTTTCTTACCCATTCCTGTTCCGTAATGTCCAGGCATAATTGTTGTGAATAACTATTCATATAGTAAGATAAAAAACCATACAAATCTACAGATGCACCGATTAAATTTTGTAACTTGTCCAAAATGCAATACTCTTTCAAGGCAGAAAGTAATACAATCTGACAGAAACTCGGAGCATATCATAATTAGAAGAAGATTATGTTTTAAGTGTGAACACGTTTGGCATACAATACAATATCCAGAGCAAACAATAGAAGACAAAAAAGCACAGTATATAAGGAATAACTAGACTTTTATAGATATTTGGTTATCGTTAGAGTGGAGGACACTCTAATGAAAATCGAAATGCCTTGGTCTGGGTGGTTTAATAAACAAGCAAAAAAAAGACGTAAGGTTGAGCCTTGGGTAATGGCAACAATATCTCTTGAAGAAGAATTTGAAGTAGAGATGGTATTAAGAGAAGTATTTAATTACATAGACCCAGATGATATTCCAGATTTAATAAGTGCTTTTGCAATGGAAAATTTTAGACTAACAAAAATAATTAATCAAGCTGGAGATCATATTGATAAATTAGATGCTAAATTTTCTTCTCCCAAAAGTAAGCGCAATCCTTCGCCCAAACTCCCCCACTAGCTTTTCCTTCTGGCATTCCTAATCCGCATTCTGCTTTTATAACAAGATGATGAATGCAATCAATACATAAAGGATGATCCCTACTCATACACCTGGCATCAGCATATAAATATTCTGCTTCTATAAGAGCTGGTTCTAATTCACTAGCACTTAATGGTAAATTAAGTTTTCCTTTTTTTGTTTTTATTTTTACTCGCCATTTATTTGGCTCTTCTTCATATAGAACCATGCGACCAGCATGGTATCTAAGAGAAGCCATTATTTATGCCAAATTTTATCTTCGTATCCATTAGGTGGTGTGCTAATCCAATATCTTCTACCATTTATAACTCTAAAAACATGATTACCGCAACATACAATCTGCCCTAAGTCTTGTTGCTGCGTCCTCTGCTTCTGATTTTGTCTCATATAATCTACCTGCATAAACTTTTTTTCCATCGAAATACCAAGGTCTAAATTTTGCTGTAAGTCCATAATATATCGGGTTGACTCCGATTTGTCCTTTGCAGACTAAATGTGTGATATACAAGATTTATTTTTTTTTAAATTTGCCGTATTTAAGTTCTAAGTCGTATCGAGCAATCATATTAAGTTGTTCTTCTTTTGTATAACTTAATATTATTTTTACACGTTCATCTACAGGAAAAAGTTTTAAATACCAAGGATGTCTAAATATAAAGTCTTTTTGTTCTTGATTCATTACTCCATTTTCATTTCTTTCATTAAGTCTTTAATCTGTTGGTCTGTATATTTATAAATGTCAATTAATTTGTTATAAGCAAAATATTTTTCTTTTGCTTTTTTAGAAAATAACATTGCAATACATTCAGCCTCAAAACTCTTTGTAATCCATTTAGGTTTTATTTCAGCTGGAAGTCCTTTTTCTGGTATCCAATATTCAAATACAACTTTGCTTTTCATATCCCAAAAAACTTGCCCTGGATATGGTTTTTTTGGAAAATCTTCTATATTCATTCAACTACTCTCCAGCTACAATCTTTCCATCTTGCTTGCACATATTTAATAGCTTTTGTTTTATTTTCTGCATAAGTAGTTAGCTTCATAGGTGCATTACCAACTCCATTTACAATAAATGTAAATTTCTTAGTTTTTTTATCTTTTTCTGGTCTAGTTACACCTTCCATGTCGGGTGGCATATCAAGTATTTCTTTGTCTGGAAAGTTATTTGATTTCATTATTGACCTCCTCTCTTTCCCATTTTTTAAAGTCTTTAATTTTCATAGTTTTTACTTTGTTTACCTCATAATTGTGTTTAATAATAATAATTTGTATATTTTCATCAACCCAATCAGACTTTAAGTAAGCAGTATGATTATCTCGATATTGAACAATGTGGTCATAGCCACGGATGTCTTTATCTAATTTTTGGTCAAGCCATAAGAGTCTTTTCTCTTTAAGCTTTCGTAATTTGATAACTGATTTACTTGAGTCTGCCATAATAAAAAGGTTGGGGACTAACAGATACGTTTGCTTATATATGAGCATATGAGGCAGATAAACCTTTCAGAAAAACTGCCTTTGACTCTCTCATATATCCTCGATGGGAACTCGTATCATCTTTGTAAAATTGTCGATAAGTAGGTCATACAGAGTCATTAACCTCAAGATTACAAAGGAGCAGCAAATTAACTAGCCCATGTAAATGACTTTTCAAACTAGCGATCATGCCCCAAATGTTTAAAAGTCGATTTCGTCTGATCCTAAAGGTGCATCTACAGGACTTGTTGATGTTGTACCAGACTCATATATCTCCTTTTGTTTTTTATAGTCTGTCTCAATCTTAAGTGCAAGGAATTTTTTACCATTTGGATTATTTTTGGGTGTATTTGTGTAACCCGATGCTCTTAATGGAATAAAGTCTCCTACATAACCATCGTTATCAGGTTTTGCGTTTTTTAAGTAAGAAATGAATTCTTCAATCTGACCTACAGGTACTTTTACAGTTCCCTTGTAGTCTGGATATTTTTTGGAAGCATCGAACTTCTCTTTATAAAAAGACCTGTTGTCTTGATCTGTTTGTCTGAAAACAGCTAATTGTAATTCAAGTGTCATTGTTTTAATTCAGAATTTTGACGTTTGGCTAGTTCTAGCTCCTCTATCTCAGCCACCTTATAGAGGATCTTTCCATTAATCGAATAGAAAGAAGGGGGTTTGCCCTGCCTTCGCCATCGTTCAACAGTATCTGCATGGACTCGCCATCGTTCAGCGAGTTCCATACTTGTAATAAATTCATCTTTAGAATCCAAGGTCATTTTCATCCTCCTGTTTTGATTCGACTTGCACCGAAGACTCGGATACATTTATTGGCTCTGGTTCTATATCTATCACTTCTTCACTAGTTTGCACACCTAATAACAGATCGGGAATATATTGCCTACCAAAAAATGTTGCTGCTCGGTTGCGTAACATTAATTCAGGCATACTGGAATATTTAGGGTTTTTAGTCCAGCCCTCTTGTCTTGCCATCTTCATAGATACTGCTGTGCCTTTAACTTGTTTTTTATCTTCAAGCCTGGTGGCAACACATTGTACTTCTAATGTTTCGCCTTGACCTTTTACTAAATAATCAAAGTTAGTGAATCTACCGCATCCAATAATATTAGATGTAATAAATTGTGCAGACCATGTTGGCTTGCCGTGTATAACATTTAAATTTTGCATAACAGTTAATGGACTAAGATTCATTCTTTTACTCATTTCAAGTGCAACCAAACAATTTGGTAATCCTTCTTGACCTTGATATTGTGTTGGGACTAGTTGTGATTGACACAAACTTTTTGCTTGCCTTTGTGCAAATTCAAAACTATCTGTAGTTTGATATATAGAAGACTCGCCTTCTGTTGTTGTGATTTCTGTTGTCATTTTCTATCCTCCAGTTCTTGTAATTTTTGAACAATACTAAGATTTACTTGTTGTTGATCTTTCATTAAATCTCTTATTTCTTTAAAACCATTATTGATATCACGAATAGTGGTTGCAGTTATCAAGTGTGCGTGTTTATTTCTATCATGCACCTCACAAAGTTGTTTATAACCTTTTTCAAGATTATTTAGACGTTCTTCTATAGTCATTTCATTGTCCTCAATCTTGTTTTTGTATTTACCTTTTTTACAAAATCTTGTACAAGTTCTGATTTATGAAGGTATGGAAATAGATACGCTTTTAGTTGTATCCACTCTCCTTGTTTGTAATCAAATTCGATTTTCATTAGTAAAGTTCAATCTCCTGATAGTTTTGTGGTGTGACCTTTTTATTAGTCATCCAAGGAGGAAGACTAATATCTTGGATGGTCGGTGTGTAGTCTGGATATAGTTTTGTTTCTTGACATATTCTTAAAAGTTCTAATGATTTTTCTACTTCACTCATACCTGCATTAATCATGTCTTCATCTGCTCGATAGACTCCAATACAATATGGTGCTGTTTTTTCTATTGCTATAAAAATAAATTCTTTTGCAGGTACACCTAACTTTCTTAATCCTCTTAAGTACCAACTACATTGAATGTGGTAACCAAAGTTAGCTATAGATTTTTGAAAACCTTTGGGACTCGCATCTTGTGTTGTTTTAAGGTCAACAACTGTATTTCCATCGTTAGATAGCCAATCTGGTCTACATTTACCCTTTATTTTGTATAAATCTTCCCAAAAATAGCTTAATTCTGCTAATCCTTCCTTATCGTAGATAAATTTTGCAGGGCTGTTCAAAAAATTATGATTCATCTGTATAAGATTTTCTTCCCATTCAGCAGACAATATATTTAGATGACCATGTTCTTGCATCCATTCTTTGCCTTCTTTTGTTCTGCCGTTAAATGCTTTTGGTTTAAATACATAATTTTTCTTAAATAAATCGTTTTCTAAAAAATATGTATGTACAGCAGTTCCCTCTTCCATAGCTTTAGTAGGAACAGTTTCATGTGTTTTGCGAAATAAATATTTTTTTGGATTTAACTTTATATCACGAATAGAAGTAGAAGACTCGTACTCTTTCTTTGAGTGATATTCTGCGTTGCTCATTACCAGGGGTTTATACATTTTTGCTGACTTTTGAATAAAAGACTTGTCGTTTCTTGTCGTATCATATACCCTAGAAACATCTCGTGCAACCCTATGCAGTTAAGAAGTTATCAAATCAAAGCAATAGATAGTTTAAGATATTCTTTTAATACAAAGGGTAAAAAATCACCTTTGTTAGTAATGCCAACTGGAGCTGGCAAGACAGTTGTTTTTGCTGCAATATCTAAAGCAATATCTCAAAACGAAAAAAATGTATTAATTCTTGTACATCGAAGAGAATTAATAGATCAAGCTTCTAAAAAATTAAAAGCTATTGGAGTAAAGCATGGTGTTATTGCTGCAAAATACAAAGAGTCAAAAAACAATATACAGATAGCATCTGTACAAACCTTAGTAAGGAGACTTGTAAAAAATACTTTTAATCCTAACTACATTATTATTGACGAAGCACATCACGCAGCAGCTGGAAGTTGGACAAAGATAATAGATCATTTTAAAGATGCATATAAAATTGGATGTACTGCTACACCAATAAGACTTGATGGCAGAGGATTAGCTGATTATTTTGATGATTTAGTAAAAGGCCCTGGAGTGGCAAAATTAATTGATGAAAAATATCTTGCTCCTTATAAAGTATTTGCACCTCCTCTAAAAGTAAATTTAGATAAAGTAAAAACTTTAGGTGGAGATTATCAGAAAAAAGAATTAGAAAAACAAATAGATAGTGCAGATATTATTGGCGATGCAGTTCAACAATATAAAAAACACGCTGATGGTTTACCTGCAATTGCTTTTTGTATTTCTATAAAACACGCAACTGATGTTTGTAATAAATTTAAAGATGCAGGTTATAAAGCTGCTATAGTTCATGGCGAGATGAAGGTCGATGATCGTGATGAGGCGATTAAAGGACTTGGA